CTGTTCCGTCGCCGGACGTAAAGCGAGATTATCGAGTGGCGACGTAATCGCTGGAGGACAATTATGTCAGAAGAAATCAATAGAACTGTATCTACTGAATCAACTGAGACTGTCGACACTCAGAACGATAAAACAGTAGATGTAGAGTCAAATGCAGGTAGCGAGAAGCACGAACGCACATTCACCCGCGCTGAAATCGGAAAAATGTTAGCTGCTGAACGTTCAAAATGGGAAGCTGAACAAGTTACAGCTATTGAACAAGCTAAAAGCGAAGGCGAACGACTGGCTAAGCTAACTAAGGACGAACGCGCTAGAGAAGAAGAAGCGAAACGAATCGTTGAATTAGAAAAGCGCGAGCAGGATATAGCCGAGCGTGAGATGAAACTAGCGACTCAATCGCTTTTGGCAGATGAAGGGTTGCCACAAGAATTTTTAGATCATGTGCTAGCTCCGACTGCTGAAGAAGTGAAAGCTAAAATCACAGCTTTGCGAACTGTATTTGATAGCGAAGTTGAAAAGCGTGTGAACGAACGACTGGTTCAGAGCGCGCCTCGTCGTGGTACTACAACAGGAATCACGAAAGAACAAATTATGGCAATTGAAGACACTGACAAACGTCAGGCCGCGATTGCTGAAAATATCAATCTTTTTAGAAAGGGCTAGAACATGACTGAACAAAAATTAACTACTATGGCTGACTTGGGCGAAATCAAGTCTATTGATTTTGTTAACAAGTTTTCAAAAAATATCAATGACTTACTGACACTTTTGGGCGTCACACGTCGTCAAGAACTCACAAACGATCTCAAAATCCAAACTTACAAATGGACTACTGATGTGGATGCAACGAATCCAGGTGAAGGTGAAGATATTCCTTTGTCAAAAGTGGTTCGTACGAAAGGTGATGTCTATGAAGTGGCATGGTTCAAAAAACGTCGTTCAGTATCTGCTGAAACAATTGCACGTCACGGTGCATCTGTTGCAATTACAGAAGCTGATACACGTTTGATGCGTGAAATTCAAAACGGAATCAAGAACCAATTCTTTACATTCTTGAAAGCAAATCCAACCAAAAATAAGGGCAAAGGCTTGCAAGGTGCACTTGCTCAAGCTTGGGCTAAAATTGCAACATTTAACGAGTTCGAAGGTTCACCTATCGTTTCATTTATCAATCCGCTTGATGCAGCTGAATATCTTGGTGATGCAGGTGTTGGTGCGAATGCATCTAATGTATTTGGTTTGACATTGCTCAAAAACTTCCTTGGTATGCAAAACGTGATCGTAATGAACGGTGTGCCAGAAGGTAAAGTTTATACAACGGCAATTGAAAACCTTGTATTTGCTAACTTGAACGTTGCAAACGGTGATCTTGGTGGATTGTTTGCTGACTTCACAGATGAAACTGGTTTAATTGCAGTCGCTCGCGATCGTGCTTTGAAAAACCTCACTTACGAATCTGTATTTTTCGGTGCTAATGTACTCTTTGCGGAAATCCCTCAAGGAGTCGTAGAAACTACTATCGAAAAAGTAGCCCCTACAGCAGTACCTGGAGGGTAATCAATGACAGCGATTGATAAAAGTGAGATTTTGAAAGAAATCAAATTATTAAAAGGGGTAAGCGATAATGCGCAGGATGACTTGCTAAATTTGACCATCAAAGAGAGCACAGAGCGCATCCTTGCCTTCGTCAATCGCTACTCCGAAACATCAATTACGGAAATTCCAAACAACGCAGCCTACATCGTCCGCGATGTGGCAGTGAAACGATTTAATAAACTGAACTCTGAAGGGACTAAAGCTGATAGCGAGGAAGGACGGGCTTTTACTTGGGAAGACAATTATCTATCCGAAGATGATAAGCAAGTCCTTATGTCTCTTGCTACCAAAAAGCGAGCTCGAGGAATCGCACGTTTTATTTAGGAGGTGATTCTATGATTTATAGCCAAAGAGTTATTTTAATCAAAGAAGCTGAGCCTGAAGATGAGCTTTTTGGAGACACAACTCAAAACGAAACTAGTCCTCTGCCATGCCAGGAAAGCTCTCTGACGAATGCAGAACAAATGGGGATTTTTGGGAAGTACAACCTTGATAGCTTCAAGCTACACCTTCAAGGAGTTCACACTGGTTTCTCAGAGGTTATCTATAAAGGTAGGCGCCGAAGCATCCAAGGGAAGAAACATCACAAAAATAGTACGGTGATTTACCTATGAGCTTAACTTATCGTGTGAAAGGATTGGATAAATTCCTGCGCGAGACACAGAGAAAAGGACGACAAGTCCCTATCGCTGTAGATAGGGAATTGAATCGTTCCAGTCTACGTGTCGAGCGTTTGGCTAAATTGTACGCTCCTTGGGATACAGGTTGGCTGAGTGAAAGCATATACTCGATGCAAGAAAAAATACTTGGTTATCAAGTCATTTCACCTGTTTTTTATTCGATATATGTCGAGTTGGGGACACGAAAAATGGCCGCACAGCCTTTCATGGAACCAGCGATGAGAGAGGAATATCCAAAATTGATGAATAACCTTAACAAAATGTTTAGGAAGTAAGTGACGATGAATTCTCCAACAACTGAACTATTAAACAGCTTAAGAAATAAATTGAAACCCTTGAATGTTCCAATCCATTTTAAGCTACCTAACGCGTCCGTAACCGAGCCTTTTTTGGTGATTGGAGGAATTGCATCTGACACATCAAAAACGGCGCAGACGGGGCTGATAATCGAAGATAGCACGGTTCAGATTGATATTTACTTGCCTGGTAATAAAAATCGGGCATACGCTGAAGATATAAAATCGCAAGCCATTCGATTGCTGGGACGTAATACAAGGACTACTTCAACTATATTGATGGATAACTCAATCGGTCGAGAGGTCTATCATATCGTTATCAAGACGACCGAAACAATATTATAAACAAGGAGGTCCTGACTAAATGACTGAAAAAGGACAAGTGAAAATTACAACAGCAAAACCAATCGTTGGTAAGAAAGTATTTTACTTCATCCAATCGATCCATGCTGAAAAAGGAGAGGGAGCCTTGCTTCCTGCATACCGTACAGACGGAACAACTACTCTTGGAGGCGAATACCAGGATGAGCAAACACAACAAGGTCGCTTGCTTGAAAAATCAAGTGACGAGCACTCAATCGAATTGACTCAATACTTTGCTCCAATGGATCCGTCAATCAACGTTGTCTTAGACGCGCAAGCTAAGGGTGAGTCAATCAAGATTTGGCGCGTCATTGTCGATGAGAGTGTCAAAACTCAAATCGGAGAAGACCCAAATAAAAAGGATGCTTATCCTGCGAAGTTTGGATATGCTAAAATCACTGATGATGTCGAATTTAACGATGGAGTAGAAGAGTTTGTTGAGCTTTCATACACTGCTGGTATCGTTGGCCGTCTTCAGGATGGTAAATTCCCACTTTCTGCTGAGGAATTGGCTGTGTTGAACAACATCTACGCTTACCAAAACCCAGGCGAAACAACAGGCGACTACGATAACATCCAGCGCTAATCTATCTAAGAAGGGTGACTGTCAAAGGTCACCTTTTTATTTTGTTTGTAAAAGGAGTATATACACATGGAATTTAATGTTGCAAAAAAAATCGTTGAAATCAAATTTGATTATCGCTTAATGTTCAAGATTGACAAAGATATGGCGACTAAAGATGCAAATGGCCAGTCCGCGGGAAATGGTGTTGGTGCGCTATTCTTCAAAATTGTCAATCGTGACGACCAAGGAATTGTTGATTTGATTCAATATTGCGCAAGTAAAAAAGGTAAAGCAGTATCTGAAGATGAAGCTTTAGCAGCTATTGAAGCACGATTTGAAAAATCGGAAAGTGATGATCCACAGGAAGAACTATTTCAGGAAATTGAAGAAGAAATGGTGCAGTCAGGTTTTTTCAAGAAGAAGATTTTGAAATATATCGAAAACATGAAACTTGGGCAAGAATTGGCACAAGCTCAAGCGGAAGCTGGGGATCAAACAGCAGAGGCTCAAGTCAAAGCAATTTCAGAAATTATTGGCAAGATGGAAAACGCGATATCTTAACAGAATGCGCAAGGCTTGGTTTGACCGACCAAAAAACAATCCTGAGCTGCAATAAGTGGGAGCTTGATGCCATTTTGGAAGGTCTTTACTACAAACAAATCGAAGAGCGCGAAGCTCTTTCAGGTCTAGCTCTTGAACTGAGATATACATTGAACGCGAAAAAAGTCGATGCGAAGAAACTCAGTAAAAAGAGAGACAAGGACAAAGTCCGAAGGGTTTTCCATCCGGACAAAAAGAAAGAAATCAAAAACAAAAACGATTTTGTGACATTGCTTGAAAAAGCAAGTCAGATGTTTGCAAATAGAAATTAGTAATAGAAGGAGGTGGATGTATGAGTTTTGACGGTTCTATTCACGCTTATATTGGGGCAGATACTAAAGATTATGAAAAATCAATGAATGAAATAGTGTCAATTACCAAACAAGCATTTGATAATGCCCAGAAAGCTGCGGTCAATAGTTCAAATCAAATGATTCAAAAAATTGGTCAATTGATGAATGAGCTCGCAACTTCAAATGCTTCAATCGGTCAAAAAATAGGTCAAGGATTCAAAGGTGGTTTGAATATCGCTCTGGGCGAAATCCAACGTATTGCATCTAACATTGGTCAACGATTGCCCGAACCCATACAAGCAGGTTTGGCAAAAGTAACACAAGCGTTCACCAGTTTAAATTCTAAAATTTCAAGTGCTTTATCCCCAATTTCAAACAAATTTTCACAATTGGGTAGCACAATAGGAAATTCCTTTAATTCTACTTTAGGAAAAGTAAATAATTTTACAAATCAAGTTGGTAACACGTTAGGTGGCAAGCTGATCAGCAAAATCAGTGCCTTGTCGAGTAAAATTTCCAGTGGTCTGGGTAATGCTTTTCAACAAGCGGGTAGTAAAGCTACTAACGTCCTGATGGGGATTGTGAATCACACAAATCAAGCAGCATCTGCTACAAGTAACCTCATCAAGACAGCTCTGGGGATTTCGGCAGCATATGCAGGATTTAACTTCATCAAGAATGCAATCGGCGGTGCGATTACCAAATCGGCAGACTTTGAAGCACGTATGAGTAGCATCAAGGCAGTTACTGGTTCTAGCGCTGAAACGATGAAGCAGTTCCATGATGCAGCAATTAAAGCGGGTGCTGATACAGCATTTTCTGCTACTGAAGCAGCGGATGCCATTGAAGAATTGGCAAAAGCTGGTGTGTCTACCAAAGATATTTTAGATGGTGGTTTGACAGGTGCTTTAAACTTGGCTACTGCTGGGGAGCTTGATCTGAAAGAAGCAGCAGAAATCGCTTCAACCGCTTTGAACGCGTTCAAACGCGACAATCTAAGCGTAGTAGATGCGGCAAATCAATTAGCAGGAGCAGCGAATGCTTCAGCTACTGATGTCCACGAACTGAAGTACGGACTTTCCATGGTTGCCCCTGTGGCTAGCGGTCTAGGTCTTTCTTTCAGAGATACAACTAACGCTTTAGCAGTGTTTGCACAAAACGGGCTCAAAGGTTCTGATGCCGGTACATCTCTCAAAACAATGTTGATGAACTTACAGCCTCAAACTAAAGGGCAATACAATGCAATGAGGCAGTTAGGCATCATTACAGAAGATGGAGCTAATAAATTCTTTACTGCCGAAGGTAAAATTCGCTCATTTGCTGAAATATCTCAAGTTTTAAAAGATAGTTTAGGCGATCTAACGCAACAGCAACAACAACAAGCTTTGAAGACGTTGTTTGGTACGGATGCTGTGCGTGCTGCAACTATCGCGATGAATGAGGGGGCAGATGGCGCGAATAAGATGCAAGCGGAAATCAGTAAGGTTACTGCTGCACAGGTTGCTGCCGAAAAGCTTAACAACTTAAAGGGAGCTGTTGAAGGTCTAAGCGGGTCATTTGAAACCTTGCAGATTAAACTCGGCGAATCAGTACTGCCATTATTTACAACAATCGTCAAATATGTGGATAAGCTGGTAGATAAATTCAGCCAATCACAAGGCATTCAAAATTTCACTGATGCAATGGCGAACATCAATCCAGTCTTAGACCATTTCTTGAATGGTACGAAGTTAGCTGATGGTGTCATGGAGAAATTCACTAGTTCTATGGCATCAGCCGCACCTATTTTAAGTCTGGTCGGTGGATTGTTAGCTTTTGGTCCTGCTACTAAGGGCTTGACAAAATTGACAGGTATATTAGGTGGCTTAGGTGGTAAGATTGGTGCTTTTGGATCAATTTTAGGGGAGGGTTTTCTTTCAGCAGCTGTAGATGTAGAGCGATTTGCATCCAAACTTAGCGGTTTGCCTGGTGTTTTAGGTAATGCTGCAGCTAGAGGCATTAGCAATCTTAGCATGATGTCGCAAGGCATCGCGTCGGTCATGAGTGTAGCTTTAGCAGCTATCGGCCCCGCTGCAATCCTTGGTCTTGTAGTGGCTGGATTGGGGATTATTAACAACCAATTTGGCACACAAATAGACCAGTTATTAAATACAGTAACGACTAAAGGGCCTCAAATCATTCAAAATCTTGTGTCAGGCATAATCAGTCAAATTCCTGCTTTGATAGCATCAGGCGCCGATTTAATAGCTAAATTTGCTAGCGCTTTTGCAACTATGTTTCCTGTCTTGGTGCAAGCTGGTGTTGATTTGATTGGTAGTTTGATTCAAGGAGTAGGACAAAACTCTACATCTCTAATCAGTTCAGCAGTGACTGTGATTGGAACGTTCGTGCAGTCTATTGCTAGTGCGCTTCCACAGTTGCTTGGTATGGGTGTTGAATTACTAGCAAATCTAGTGCAAGGTGTCCTTAACAATCTTCCGCAAATTTTGCAATCGGCTCAACAGGCCGTTACGACCTTCTTGACTGGTCTTGGCCAGCAAATGCCAAGTATTATTCAGAACGGCATTCAAATCCTACAGAATCTTGTTAATGGTATCATCCAATCATTACCAACGATTCTAAGTATCGCTGTTCAAGTTATCGCATCCTTTATTCAGGGGATTGTATCTAACTTGCCTGCGATTATTAGTGGCGGTATACAGCTGATTGTATCGCTAGTTCAAGGAATCATAAATAATCTTCCACAGATTGCTCAATCTGCTGCCCAAATCATCGGCACATTAGTCACAGGGTTAGCAAGTTCAATTCCTCAACTCATCCGTGGTGGCATTGAGCTAGTTGCAAAACTAGTGGTTGGTTTAGTAGCTGGTTTGCCGAAAATTCTTGAAGCTGGTGCTAAAATTATCTTTGAATTAGGTAAGGCGATGTTAACAGCTGTTCCTGAAGCAATCAGTGGAGTTGTTTCGGCAGTAGGAGATTTCTTCGGTGGTATGTGGGATTTTGTCACTGGAAAAACAACCGAAGGAAGCGAAGTTGTTAAGGCTAAGACGACAGAAATGTCGGATCATGTTTCTGCTAAAACAACAGAAATGTCGACGAATGCAACCTTGCAAGCACAGACTATGCAAACAAATGTCGGCCTTTCTATGGATGCAATGAACCTTGATACTCAAACCAAGGTTAATACGATGAGTACAAGTGTCGATACAAGTATGCAAGGTCTTGCAGCAACTGCCGGTATCAACATGCAGACGTTTAGTAGTAATGTGTCTACTAATATGCAACAAGCCCAAACGACTGCAACGACAGAGTCAGCCACAATGAATGCGAATGTCACTAGCAATTTAAGTGGATTGAATACAAGTGCCAGTTCATATTTACAGGCACTTCAAACAGATTCAAACACTGCATTCCAGACAGTTCAAAGTAATGCAAGCGCTATTTCTAGCAGTACAGCAGCAGCTGTCTCAGGCAATTATAGCACCATGAGTGGAAATGCGACAGGCTCAACAAATAGCATGCAAGGATCTACTACCTCGGCATTCTCTACTATGCAGTCGAACGCTGAAAGTAGTTCTCAAGCGGTTGCGAACGCTGTCACAAGTAACTTCAAGAATGCTGAAACTGCTGCGACAAATGCTATGAACGGCGTTTCTAAGGCTGTTACAGATGGCATGAATAAAGTTGATCAAGCTGCAACTTCAGGCGGAAACAAGATGGCCCAGACATTTGATAGTGCTCTGAATAAGGTCAAGAGTTATGTCCGACAGGGCATGGCTGCTGTATCATCTGCTTTTAATAGCGGAATGAATCAAGCTGTCAGCGTTTCGTCTTCTGCAAATAGTCAGATTGTGGCTATTTTCAATACATTGGCCAGTCATCTGTACTCTGCTGGTGTTCATGCCGGTTCAGGTCTCTATAATGGATTAGCAAGCATGGCCGGTAGTCTTTACTCACTCGCATATTCAATCGCTTCTAACATCGCAAGCGTGATGCGTTCTGCTCTGGATATCCATTCTCCATCTCGAGTGATGAAATCTATTGGTGGATTCACAGGTGAGGGGATGTATATCGGTATGTCTGATTGGGTGCGCAGAATCAATGGTGTTGCGAAACAGTATGCGATGGCAATTACAGACCAAAGTTATGGCGTTGATAGCTTGATCACAACTTCGGCCAGTGTGAATAATACTGGTCTGAAATCAAGCTTGGAAAATCTAAGCGATGATGTGAAGAATTCTCAATTATCAAATGCTAAATTTGAAATCCATAACGAAATTGTGGGTGACAAGATTTACACGTCTGTAAAAGAGCGAGAAGCTCGTGATCGTATCAAAGATGATTACTTTGTTTATGAATAGAAGGGCTACGAAATGGATTTACTAATTAAACATGCTAATGCTGAGACTAAATTGTCTCAGTTAGGCATTTATAACATTAAAATCAATGATAGTACGCCTTCTGTTGAGGTGGACAGGCGTACAGTCAAAGGGCGTAACGGATATATCCACGACGGGATAACATTGCGCCAGAAAGTTATAAAAGTTACGGGTAGGCTGGCAGTTGCTAGCCTTTCGACTTTTATGGAAAAACAAGACGAGCTTTCAGGTTGGTTATATGGTGACGAGCCTTATTTCGTTACGAAAATGCACCCAGTACAAGATGACTTGTACGGATTTGAACTACCGGGAGCAAAAACGGGGGATTTAAAGCT